TCCAAGTTGTCACTTCAACTATATATTAATTTTTATTCTTAAAATTTTATGACTTCAATGGAATTAAAATCTCTTGTAAAGGAGTATTTCAATCTAACTGAAGCTGAAACAACAGTAGAAGAAGTGGCAACTGAAGAGTTTGCAGCTGAGGAAACTGTATCAGAAGAAATTACAGAAGAATTTAGTGAGGAAGTAGCTGAAGAGGCTACTGCTGAAGTATTTGGTGAGATTGCTGACATTAATAAAGCATTCACAATCAAGTACCCAGGTGACTCAATGCAGATTGGTGATAAAGTAACTGTTGTTACTGCTGAAGGACAAGAAATGGATGCCCCTGATGGTACTCATGAATTGGAAGATGGCACCAAGATTGTAACTAAAGACTCTGTGATAGAGAAGATAGAATCAGCTGATGGTGAGAAAGTACTTGCTGCAGAAGAGGAAGTGGAAGAAGAAGAAATGGAAGAAGTAGTTGTAGAAGTAGAACCAGAAACTACTATTGAAGAAGTTGTTGCTGAGATTGCTGAGGCAGTTCAAGCACAAATGAAATCAATGGAGGAAAAAATGGCTTATCTAGAAGATAAAGTCAAAATGATGGAAGAAACTCCTGCTGCTGAACCAACCATTACTTCAACAGTGAAAGAAGTGAAGAAATTTTCTAAATTTGACACTTCAAAAGCTAAAAACTCAAAAGACATTGAGTTAGCATTAAAACTAATTAACAAGAAAAAGTAAAACTAAACAATTATGGCTTTAGATGTAACAGGGCTAACTGACTTCAATAATGAAGTTGCAGGTGAGCTTTTAGTAAAATCAGTTTATGGTGGTAGTACAATGGAGTACATCACTGTAAAAGAAGGTGTTAAGCACCAAGAACCAATTAACTTAATGGAAGTTGATCTACAGATCCAAGGTGGAACTTGTGTTTCAACACCATCAGGTTCATTAACATTCACACAGAGAGACATCACAGTATGTCCAAGAACATCATTTGATGGTATCTGTTTGAAGGACATGGATAAAAAATACTTAGGTATTGCAGATCTAGAAGCAGGCTCATACAATGAGACATTTGCTCTAGCTTCTAACTACAGTGAGTTGTTAGTAAACAACTTCCAAAAGAAAAATGACCAATTTATTTGGGGTGGTGATCAAGCAGGCTGTGCTGCAGCTGATGGTTTGATTACAGTGATCTCAGGATCAACTACTGGTGTACAAGTTGCTGGTGGTGCTGCTGTAACATTGGCAAACATGGATGCTATGCTTGGTGCTTTATCAAGTGATGTAGCAGACAGAGATGATATTACATTCTTTATGTCAGTACAAGGTTTTAGAACTTATGTTACTGCATTAAGAAGTGCTAATAACTTCTACTTTGACCCAAGTTCAATTGAGAACAGAGGTGGTATCATGGAAATGGCTTACCCATTCTCTCCAGGTGTTAAGGTTGTAGGTACAGTAGGTTTGAATGGTTCAAACAGAGTAGTATTAGGACCTGCTAAGCAGATTGTTGCTGGTACTGATTTGATGAGTGATTTCTCAGAATTCCAACTCTGGTATGATATCAATTCTGATCAATTGAAGCATAGAATCTCAACTAAATTAGGTGTAAACATTGCATACCCAGAGTTTTGGGTATCAAATGACCAAGCTTAATAAGTAATTAATTAACCTTGATAAGGGGAGGATTTAGTTCCTCCCCAAATCAAATTAAAACCAGATAAATTATGTCATGTGATATTACATCAGGCTTTGAATTAGGCTGTAGAGACAATACAGGTGGAATTAAAAACCTATACATTCTATCTGGTTCTATCTCCAGCATCACAGATGCAAGTGAAGGTCTAATTGATGAAATTAGTGGTTCAGGTGAGTTCTTTAAGTATGAACTATTTAGACAAACAAGTGATTTCTCAGAAGCTATTTCAGCTACACCTGAGAATGGAACTGTTTTCTATGAGCAGAGTGTAAATGCTACATTCTTCAAACTACAAAGTGCTACAAGAAACCAAGTTAGAGTATTAGCCAAAAACCCAGACTTAAAAGTCATTGTTGAAACAAACAATGGTTCAGAGGATGGAATTGGTAAATATTGGCTATTAGGTGAAGAAAATGGTGTTCAGTTGCTGTCAGGGACAGGAGCTACAGGAACAGCATTTGGAGATCTAAATGGCTACTCTTTAACATTCACTGGTCAAGAACCAGAACCAGCTTCTGAAATTTCAGGTAGCTTAACAGATGCAGTTAGTGGAATCACTGTACCAGTAGGTTCCTAAACTTAAATAATTAGAAATGGGGTTATGGCTTAGGCTATAACCCTACTTCTATATTTATAAAAGATATGCTACAATTTAACAAGTCCCTTGCCTCCAACAAAAATGCTTTGTATCTTGATACAGTTAACACTGGTTCAGGGTACTATGATAATTTAGTTGTTGTATATTCTCAACCTTATGATCAAAGCAATGGGACATTTCCTGTAACTGCTACTTCATTACCTA